CTACCAATCCAATCAACCCTAAGATTTTCAGCATTTAATTCTGCTTCAATTGATTTTACTGCTTTATAGTATTTTCTATTAATCCAAGCCTCTCTAAAGAATCGGGGCCAATATAACAATGCATCTTTCATAATTATGTACTTATTTTAAATATTTATATTAATAAATAAGAGTTTGTTTCATAAAAAAGGGACCGAAAGGTCCCTTTTATTCTGTGGATAGGTCAGACGCGTTCTGCCTATCGAGACCTCGTCGTTGAATTTCTTCAGAGCGGACCGAGACACTTTTTAAATATATCAGGATGGGTTTAGATACGTGCTCTACCAACTGAGCTACACTATTCCTAAAAATAATGGTTGGGTTCGAACCAACGACCACGAGGTTAACAGCCTAGTTTTTATTATTTGCAGTAACCATCCTTGGTACTCGGGGCGGGAATCGAACCCGCACGGACAGCTGTCCACAAGATTTTAAGTCTTGCATGTCTACCGATTTCATCACCCGAGCAGTTTAATATTTACAGGATAACTGTTGTTTGAATTTACAGATCAAGTTTTTAATTTGCTGAACGTATCCTTTAAAATATTGTGGAGGATAACGGAGTCGAACCGTTGACCTCTTGCGTGCAAGGCAAGCGCTCTAGCCAGCTGAGCTAATCCCCCGATAACAGGTTCCATTTTCTTTGACCAGTGTGTCTACCAATTTCACCACTCTCCAAATACTTTAAAATTTGTTGGAGAGGTAGGACTCGAACCTACACATCTTTCGATACCAGTTTCCTTATAGAATTTAATTGCTGTAAGGAACCTTAATTTTGTTTTAAGCTTTTTTAGCCTCAGAAACGTGATTTCTTACGTCTTGTGCTAAAGTCTTAATAGTTTGCATTGCTTTACGAACTCTTGTTCCTGCAGCACCATTACCTTTTTCTTCAAATTTAGCAGCATCTTCTCTAATAGATTCAACAGCTTCTGCAATTTGATTTAATAAATCTTCCATTTTGTTTGTTTTAAATATTAATAACAGTATTTATATAGAGATCCATAACAAGGTTTCATTATTTTAGTAATTATTTTTCACTATTTCTAGTTTTTAAGTAAATTACAAATGCCGTAACTAATACCAATCCAATGATAAATTCCACGATATGTTTTTATTTTTATATATCAGTGTTAATTAACTTTTTGTTTCTACACCATCGACGACTATCTTAATAATTTCCTCAGTACTATTAGCTCTAATATACTTAACATAAGCCTTTGGACTTTTAATGTTATCGTACACCTTGACCCTTTTTTCAAAATGAACTTCAACTACACTTCCGCCAGGTATTGCTGATTGTGGATTGGTTCGGAACTCCTGTCCGACGAATACTTTAAATTTTTCCATGCTCTATTACTTTTCTAATTCGGTTAAATATTTTTTCTAGGTCTTCTACTCCATCTACTGACCATTTTTGGGTAGTTAATGTAAAAAAACAGTCTCCATCACGATCAATACCAAGACTTGATTGCGCTTTAACTTCCAAGAATTCATATTCGTCTTGACTGTCTAGGCAATTAGGATCTTGTGAGAATCTAAATGTTGCCTCTTCTAAAATTACTCCTTGCTCTTCCATGTTATTTTACAATAGGTTTATTGATAATTACTAAATATGATTCTTTGTCTTTAAGACAATCTTTGCAATAAGGGGCATAATATTCATCTTTATTGTTTTCATCATGCCTTCTTACTTTTCTGGAAACAGTGTACATTTCCTTTGTTACGAATTCATCTAAACAGTTTGTACATATCGTTGTTGATACTAATCTTTTTGCCATATTATTCAGTGTAAAATGATTTAACTTTCTTTACATATCCTTGTTTGTACCCTACGATTGCTCCTTCCTCATTTTCTTCATAACTCCATGTCGGAACGGGTTCAGTATTAAGATATGAACGCAAGTCTCGATGATGTACCTTTCCATGAATTGCATTATGTGCAGGATGAGACTCTATGAATGCTCCGTCCATACGATTCCAAAGTACTTTAGATTGATGCGGCTTTCTAGTCTCCCAAGGTAACCAAACCTCAACAGTATCTCCGGCATAAATCATCTTACCAAAAGAATCCCTACCGATCCAATACGCTTTTTTATAGTTTCTAATTGTCATCTTAATTATTTTGAATAGTTACGGTCTAACAAACCGTGCCATGTTAATGTTCCTACTAGATGCGGTATTGACCATGAATCGGTAAACATTTCAAAATCACCGTCATAATTTGTAAAATTAATTTTATACAATTCAGGAAGAACAGTTACCATGCATAATTCATTTGCAAACTGATTATTTCCAACATTTTTAAATGAGTTTCTTTCTAAGAAACTGGCTACATAAGGATTAACAATCTCTTCCATTTTCATATATTGCTTTTACGGTTGGAAATCTTAAACTAACCCCTCCGTTTTGATTATGTGTCTCTTCGAAATACTGAACAGTAATTTGCTTTCCTAAAATTTCTTCAGGATGCTCGAAATAATAACGCTTCTGTTCGTGATTAAATCCGCTACCAACTTGAACGCGGCTTCCTTTATGTTCTATCACTACATTTCTCATCATTAACTCTTCAACCTCTTTACCATCAACAATAACTCTATTGACCGCATTTTCAATGTCAACTACGATATATTCTGCGTCATAGAATTGTTTTACTTTAAGAACATCATTGCTACGTTTTCCTTGGTATGGAGCATCTTTACGTAACATTAGTCCTTCCCATCCGTTTTCTTTTGCTTCTGAAACATGTACCATTAACATTCTCTCATCAAGGAGTATTTTTTGCTCTAGATAACCAATGTTTTTAAATTCTCTTTCATAAAAAAGATTATCTAATTGAACATTTCTAATTGAGAACGGAGTAGTACCCTCTTTATTAATGAATTCCTCCATTGTTAAAAGGTCGAACATATAAAAGAATGGATTTTCGATTGAATGGTCTTTACGTTTGATTTCTTTAATGATACCTTGGAAATTCTCGTTTCCATTCTCATCCATCATACAAATCTCTCCATCAATAACCATGTTCTTTAGTCCTAATGAAATGATTTCAGCATCTAAATTCTTTAGTGTTAAAAATTCATTTCCAGCTCTTGAGAAATATTTAGGTTCTCCATTCTCATCAATGATACAAATACAACGGCATCCATCAAGTTTGCGACTAACAAACCAATTATCGAATACAAAGTCGATTTTCTTTGACATTTTCTCATCGAATGAATTTGCAAGGGCAACATCAAATGTTGGGATTAATCCAGGGATCACCTTGTTAATCATCGAGGTTGTAGATCTGGTCTTAAGGTTTCTATCAATGATATTAAAAATCAACTCCTCGTAAGCCTTGTTTGCTTCTACGAATCCATTAACACATCCTATCGCAGTATGTCCAGTAATGTAACGGTCATTCAAATCATCAAGTAATTTCGATAGATCTGTATAACCATAACTAATTAATTTAGAATTCTTTTTGCAGTTTTCCGAGGTAACTCCATACTGTTTAAAAGTATTATAAGTGTAGTTAAGAGCACTACAAACTGATTCATTATCAGCATACTTTTTAAGTATGTTTAATTTATCAGTGTTTGAGTTAGTTTGGTTCGACTCAGTAACGAAGTTTTGAATGTCTTGTAATTTCATATTGTTTTAATTTGATATGTAAATATAATCATTCTTTTTGAATTCCGAAAACTTTTTTCAAAGTATTTTCAAAAAGTTATTAACAATTTGTGGTCACGACAGGATTCGAACCTGCAATTTCCAAAGAATAGAAGTATCTCGAGTTCGTTCTATTCCCTTTGAGGAAGTGTCACCTTTTACACCACGCAACCTTATTTTAATTTATTTGTCAGCCAGGAAGGGTTCGAACCCCCAACGTGATTACATACTCATAACCTTTCTAGTCACATCTGAACAACATGTTTTGTCCGGTTATTTTCCTTAACTTCCATCTAATCCTCGGAACAATATTATACTTAATAGGTCTCCCCGATATCCTGTTCAGATAAACTTACGTTTATAAACATCTATAATATTTACCGCATTACTGGCCGTTTTTTTGTAGTCAGGACAGGATTCGAACCTGTAGGATAGGGCTTACCGAGAGCGACTCTGCCTAACGTCCATTAACATCATTGTTGCCAATTCCGCCACCTGACTGTTTGCAATTATGGTTGATGAAACCTCACGAAATAAGTTGCCTTCCGAGCTCAGTTGTAATATCGACTAAACTGAATTTCAAACTACGCTCTTGCCTAACGCCCAAGAGTATGTCGTCATCTTTAGGGATAGATGAATCCATCTGAGTAATCAACTCATTGTCGTCAGGACAGGATTCGAACCTGTATGAATAAATGGGAATAAATTGCCTTAGATATTCTGTAAGCGTCTACCAATTCCGCCACCTGACTTCCATTCTAATGAAGGCATTGCACCTCAAAGGCTGTTCATAAACTAGCTTAAGTAGAGTAGTCAAGGTAGGACTCGAACCTACAACAATACAACCAACATAACTTTTTCAAGTTTAGTCTAGGATGTGATACCATTTTTCACATTACGTATTACCTGACTCCTGAACCCGGTCTGACCTGCCAGACAGTACAAGTCGAGATTAATTTCGCGCGTCGTTTTGTAGCGGGTTCTTTTATTATATCATTATATCAATGTATTGTTTCTTCCAATCTGTCCATGGGATATTTGTAACCTTTAGGTGTGTTAAATATTTCCAATGCATAAACAATTTACGCTCATTCCAATCTTCATATTTTTTAATCAGATCGTTATATTTTTCCATTTCAACTTTATAAGTATCTGCCCTTTTTGAAAGTTTGGTAAACTTATCATCTAGCCTTGCTAATCTTTTAACAGGTTCTTCAGTTGATAATCCCTGTACTGATAATGAAACTATCAATTCTTTTAAATTAACAATAGTACTAATCATTGAATTTAATTTTGGTACTAGATCATTGTATGATGTTTTGGCAGCAGTTAAATGCCTTTTAAAACCATCGTAGTTCCCTTGTAATTCTCTATCCTTTAAATCTTCTTCAAACAAAAATTCAACCGGAATGCCATAGTACCTTTCAAATTTATCTCCTCCTGGAAGTGGCGCTTTAGTTGCTAAGCTTGCAATTTTCGTATCTTTAGTTTCTCCTAAAACGGCAACATAACAATTACCTCTTTGAGTTTCTAAAAGTTCTTCGACCTGTTTTTGTGTGTATAGTTTCATTAGTACAAATGGTTTACTCTTGGTTTTGGACTTAGTTCAGCAAAGATTAGTTCATCTTCCCATGCAGATTCAATAGTTAAACCATACTTATTTGCAGTTCCTTCGAAAGCATCTGGATTTGCTGCAATTTTTTGTGCAACTTCTCGGAAATCTCCACCGCCTAATTCAAATGCAGTATTTGGGTCAATGTTAATAAATCCTAAATAATCCGGATGATTTTGATTAAATTGATAGTCCTTTGAAATTAATTCAATGTACTCTTCTACTGTTGTAAACTTTTTCTTAGTTTTGTTTAACATATTTTATTTGTTTTTAAATTCAGAAATTATTTCATTGACAATGTACTCTTCAGTTTTATCATCTTGCATTCTCGATTCATGGACAGCATATTCTAACATTTTTAAAACTTCATAATAGTCCCATGTTTGCGGCTTTTCCTCTATGCTTACTACTACCTCATCATTGATTTTTGCATTGAAACTAACTAACTTAGCTCCTTTTCCTAGAATTATACCTTCAGGTGATGATTGTGACATATTTTATTTGTTTAAATAGTTTCTATAATTAATAGCAGCTCTGACAACCATATCGATTCTAACATCTGGGTTCATTTCTAAGATTCTTTCAGTACATTCAACAAATTTACCAGGTGACCATGTTAATTCTCTTTGAACTTTTCTGGTTTTGTTTACTTGATATATTGTAAAGAACTTTTTATCGCTCCACCAGCTTGTTGTTTTAAATTTTCTACGAACATAACCACTTTCATAACTCATATAATCGCAACCAGTAATTGGGTCATGAAAACATTGAGTTCCATTATTTGCTTGAGTTTGACTTGTTACTTCAACTAATCCGATTGCTTGTGTTCTTGTCATGATACGTTTGTTTAAATTTGATATGTAAATATAATCATAATAAATGAAACCCGAAAACTTTTTATGTTAAATTTATGTTAAAATATTAAAATAAGTTTCAAAATCAATATTCTTAGAAGTGTGTGAAATCTTTTTCATAGTTCTAGCCCTTTCAAGAATTCTTGTAATGATTAATTGATCTGCTACAAAATCTTCAGGCCAGTCATTATATAACCATTGAAATTCATCAAGTTCATCAAGTCGCCATTCAATAGTAGCGTTCATTCCTCGATTAATCATCTCACTTCGGAGTGAATCAAACCGGAGGTGTATATACTTCAATTTGTCATAAAAGAATGTTACGTGTCCACCTCCAAGTGTAAAGGTTTGTTGAATATTCTTTAACATTTGACGGCCTTCTTTTCTTGCTCTTTTAATTGCTAATGCATTAGTTCTCAAGATTTCTCGATATTCTGCAACAAGATGCTGATCGCATAATTTTGCTGGAGGAATATGGGCATTGATTCTTGTCATAACTTTAAATTTGATATGTAAATATAATCATAATAAATGGAACCCGAAAACTTTTTATGTTAAATTTATGTTATTTTTTTAAGTTATCGATTATTTTATTGATATTACTAAGATCATTATTTAATTCTACCCCTGTTTTATCCTTAACATTCCAGATCTGATACATTCTAATATTTTTAAATTTAAAAAATTGTGGAAATATCATTACACGCAATCTTACCCATAAAAGGTTTAAAGATTTCCATTTTAAAGATTTTATTGAATTTGATGTTGTAATTACCATAAGCTTTTTTTCGGTAAACATTGGTTTTCCATTTTTAAAAGCAAAATTATTGGTAAAAACCTGATCAATAAACCCTTCAATCAGGGGCGAAAGGGAAAGCCATCGAGTTGGAGAGATTATTACAATATGATGTGATGTTTTGACAAGGTGTCGATATGATTTTGAAAAGGCATTATTTTTCATATTTGTGATATTGCCAACAAAATCAAATGGATTATAAACATCATTGCACAAGTTAGCGATATTTACATTAAATCCGGCTCGAACATAGGTCCTCTTAATGGTATTTAAGATTTTATTATTTTCAATTGAATTGCGATTTGGATGCGCTATTATAATTAAGCATTGCATATCTTTAATGTTTTTATTAGACATGTAAATATAAACAAAAAACTCCAGATTAAAAAATCTGGAGTGTTAAATTTGTGTTAAAGTTATTAACAGTTTATTGGTTTTCTGCCCATTTATTTAGTGGACATTTAGTTGTTGGCTCAAAAGAAAAAACTTTACTTGAAACAGAACAACCACATGCAGTACATTTATTAAATCTTTTTTCATCATCATATACCTTTTTTTCACAAGGATCACATGTTTCGGCTCTATTTATTACTTTAGCTGTCATTTCACCGTCTGGTAAAACAAGTTTTAACCAGTTTTCAGCGATATCGATTAATTTTGTATTTTCCATATCTTTTTAATTAAAATGTTGAAATTTTATTTAGTGCTTGTTGTTTAGCAGCAATATAATCAGCTTCAGTTGCTTCAACAAAGAATCCTTCTGCTTTTTTTATCACAGTTGCATCAGCAAATGCTTTAAGACTTGTTTCAAATATACAAGCTGCGATATTTGAAGAGTTATTAATAATCATTAATGATTTTTCATCCTCGTTAACTTTAATAGTAACGCTTTCGTTTTTTAAGTAAGTTATCATAATTTTTGGTTTTAGTTTATTTTTATTGAATATCTTCGATTTTGTTATGTGTAATTATACCATTTGCTATGTATATGTCATTAGACTCTACGTCTAATTTGTAAACTTTAAATGATCCTGTATTTTTTACAATAGAATTAATTATTTGTTCAGATCCATCTTGATTAATAAATGAATCGCCAACTAAAATGTCATTAGCTCTCATTACTGACCATATTGAATTTCTTTTTACAACATGCAAGTGATCTTCGCTTGAAGTTAGTAAACCATCATTAAAAATTAATACACTACCTACTATTTTCTCTATATTTTTAGAAACTGTTACAGATGTATTAGATAAAGTAGGATTTGTTTCAGACCATAGTGATAATGGTTCATATGCATCAGTGTTTGGCATATCACCAACTATAATAGAAGATAATTCCATACCTGTTGTTACTGATTCAATTGTAATTTCGGTTCCGTCTGATAGTTTAACTAAAGTACCTTCTAGTAAACATGCTCCTCCACCGCAGCTTTCATATCCGTAATTGTAGCATGGATATTGGTATATACCACAATTTCCCCAGTAATCGTAGCAATAATAACCGCCAGCACCACCGCAAGATCCGCCACATATTGGTGAATCGTAGTCCTGAGCTACTGTATAATAACCGCCGCTTCCATCATGATATACAAAATAAAGAACACAACCGGTACAATAGCTTTCATAGAATTCTCCGTATGGCGGATATGGTGGATATCCGTAAAAATCTGACATTGCATGGGGCGCAGAAAATCCCACATATTCGCTAAGATAAAGAAGGCTTCTAGAGCCAAAATCTTGCGGTCTTAAACCGAGCTGGTTCCTTATATTTTCTATGCTTATTGGTCCACTAGTTTGTAAAGGCATAATTTTAATTTTTTTTTTAATTTACTATATATATCCCAAATATGTAGGATTGTTTACCGATATCGATGTAATATATTAATAATTTATCCTAAGAATTCTTCGTTATCTTCAAGATCAATTAAATTTTCATCATCTTCAATTAAGGGGGCTTTATAGAGTTGATAGAAAATCCAAATCCATACTAATATAAATACCACTATACAAATTAATCCCACCATCTCTGTATGTTTTCTTCCATTAATTTAAACAGCAATTTATTGGCTCGATCATGATTAATATGTCCAATGTTCATTGCAATAATTTGTTTATCATCTTCACGACCCTCCCTCTTGAATGGTCCTTCACCTTTAAGAACCCTTTTATGGATTAATGGATATTTTTTAAAGAAATCATCAAAGTTCTCTTCCATTAAACGGGATTCCCATGAGCTCAAACCCTCTTTTCCAGGTACATCTTCAAACCAATGTTTTGTTTTATGATAATCAGAGTATTCGCTTGAATAATAGTCATCTTGAACCTTTTCCATTAGTCGAACGCATGTCATCATGATTTCAGCATCTCTTTTGGCCCTGGTATGAATATCTCGCTCTCCAATATATTTTGATTGTGCTTTGATTTTATGCTTCATAATCTCAAAGATATAGTGAGAATCCCAGTGACGGTCTTTCCAAACAATAGGAAACCAATATATGATATTCTTGATTCCAGTCTTAAACATCTTATGATAATATTTACCTTCATGATTCCACCATAGGGGAATCCATTCAAGTTTTCTTACTATCCATGGTTTTTTAGATCGCTCTTCAGCCCATTGATCAAATACGTCTAATTCTGGTTCCATATCTTTATATATCTATGATTGATAACACTGTCTTAATAACATTACAACATCCATTGCATCTTCAACTGCATTATGAGTTACAACACCATCGATTCCTGCACGTTTTTTACATTCATCAAGACTTGGAATACTTTCGTCATTAATCCAATCAACAAATAGGATTCCTGGGTCTAATACTCGACTACGAATTGAAAATACTTGTTTCCATCTTGGTAACTTCTCTAAGAATTTCTTGTCAAATCCTGCAAAGTTTTTACCAGCACAGTTTAGATATGTTTTAACCATATTCGAACCTAAAATTGGATATGGAATACCATCTACAATTTTCATTTGTTTATTCAAAAAGTTAGGGTCTAAATCAACCAAACCATTTCTGTAGCAAAATTGGTAAAGGGCCTCTACAACTTCATCTTCTTCATAGAACTTAGCACCAAAACTTTCTTCAATTTCTTCTTTTAGTTCTGGAGTTCGCGCTTCAGAATAATCCTTCATCGCTTGAATCAAATTTCTATTCAAGTTTAATGCAAAAATACTACCATAAACACTTTCACGTTTAATAACAGCGTGGAACTTTGGTAATTCTTCAAATGGAAGAGGATTTAAGGTATCTTCGATTACTGCACCTATTGATAGGATCTGATTAAAATCTGCATCTAATCCTGTAGTTTCGATATCAATTGAGATATATTTCATATTTATTTATTTTGCGGGTTCATTGATTCATAATTAGCCAATACATATTTTTGGACTCTTTTAGATGCCTTTGAAGTTCCGTTTAACATCGCTTCATGTGCTTCTTTAAAACCTAAATTAACAAATCTTAAATGTCTGTATAATTCTCGATGGATTGGATATGGTTGATTTGACCATTGATTTCCATCTTCTGATATGTACATACCTCCAATTTCTCGAATATCAGACATGTCTGCTTTTGTTCCTGTATAAAATGGCATAATTATCTTATTTTAGATTATATCTTAAATCTTAGAAAAGTTTACAAATTCAGTTGCATTCTTTGCATCATTGAACGTTTTTAATGCGCTGTTAAAAGATACTTTTCTGCCGCTTTTTGTAGTTAAGTGTTGAAATCCAGAATCTGTGAAATCATTATCAGTTCCCCAAACTAAATAATAATGGTAGCTAATTTCTCCTCTACTATTACGGGATGTTTTAAAAGAAGTTTCACCAAAATTATGACGGTACGTTGACTCATAAGGTTTTTTGCTTGATTTTGCCAATGCAACTACCTTTGGTAAATCTTTACCATTTTCAGTTCTTTGGAAGCTCATTAAAACTTCTACCACTCCTAGATCTTTGTGACTAATAAATCTTTCCATTATTCCTCTAATTTTTCAAATTCATATTTACCTTTAATCAAGGAGTTTAAAGAAATTCCTTGTGATTCGGCGGCCGCAAATTCTTGATAAACCTCTGTAGGTATACCAATGTATTTGTAAGTAGCATGTACAAAAACCACATAAAGGTTTTTAGATTCATACTCGTATGTCGAAGCTTTAACAGTAGACGAGTCATAGATATTTGTTTGCGTTTTAACCATTTGCTAAAGATTTTTTATATTTACCAGTAAGAGTTACAACTAATTCTTTGTAAGTGTCAACTGCATCGTTGGCGTTAACAACCTTTGCTCTTATTAATTCAAGAGTCTTTGCATCTTTAATCATGATTGTGTCATCATTTAATTCTACTAAAATTGTTCCAATTACTGTTTTCATGTTGTTTGTTTTAAATTGTTTGTTTTAATTTGATATGTAAATATAACTATAATATTTGAATCGGAAAAACTTTTTATGTTAAATTTGTGTTAAAGTTTATTAAGTGGATATTCGTTGTCATCACATTCATTTCTTTCTGGATGCCATTGAACTGCCCAAATCTTATTTTTAACATCTTCAATGCCTTCGACGGTTCCATCTTCAGATCTATGTGTGATTTCAAAATTAAGAGCAACCCAGCGACAATGCTGGTGATGTCGTGAATTAACTTCCTTTATGTCTCCATCGATATCGTATACATTATGGAATTGTGATAATCTGTAAGAGTGGTCTTCGTCATCATCGAATGTATCATTAAGATGATTTTCTTGAAGTTCTTCAGAGATATTTTCAACTTCTCCGCCAAAGTAATGGTTTAAGATTTGCATTCCTCGACAGATTCCAATAATTGGTTGCCCATTTTCAAGAGCACTATTAATCCAGTATAATTCTCTGGCGTCCCGCTTAGGATTTTTACCAATATCTCCTCCACCACAAAGTATTAATGGCGCATCAATGTTTAAACATTCAGTTCCAAGAAAATATGGTTTAAATCCATACTCTGTGAGCCAGTCCTTATACATTTGCTTTTCAAGTTCTCCATAGGGAGGAGCCACTAATACTTTGGGTGCTTTAATCATTAAAATGGGTTTTTGTAAGCTTCTCGGCCTTCAGAGTGTTCATCACAAAGTGTTGCCATCCAACCTCCACCTCGAAGTTCTCCTAGTTCTCCACATTTTTCGCAGGTAATATATGATGCATCTTCAGCCAAGCGGATTCTGTTATGCGTATCATCTGAGATTCCGTTAGTGTAGAATCGTAAACCTCCAAACTTTTCTTTAACTTGAAGGATTTGTTTGTCCCATCCCAGTTCTATTAGGTCTTCTATTAATCTTTTTAAGATTCCTAGCCAACCATTATCTACACTAAAGAAACCTCTAGCAGTGATAGGACCTCGGTCTGTATAGTAACCATTTTCAAGTCCTCCAATGCTCTCTAGGAAAGCATCGAACTCCTCGTTGGTCATATAATTATTGTTTTGCAAGCTCATCTTTGATTTGATTTAATGATTTTTGAATGTTACTTTTAACATCAAATTCTAATTGGTTTCTTACACCTTCTAATTTATTGTCAAATACATCCATTGTTTTAATAAGAGTATGTCCGCTCATCGGAATTGTGTAACTATAAACGTGATTAATGATCTGAATACTATCACCGCCAATTATAATAAAAAGATCACCATCTTCTTGTTTGATATAACGCTTACCACTTAAGGGTGCCATTAATAGGGTAGTTCCCTCTTTTTCAATTAATCTTTTGCAAATAAGATATGCAGAAGTTTGTTGCATGTCAGACTCTGTTCTAAACGAAGGGTCAAACATCTTTTTACATGTAATGTAGGTTCTTTGTTTTGCTCTTTTAATTCTGTGAGAAATTGTCATAATTGTTTTTGTTTAAAGTGATATGTAAATATAACTATAATATTTGAATCGGTAAAACTTTTTATGTTAATTTTTTGTTAAAAAGTGAATTATTTTTTCGGTAGTACCGGACTGTTTAATTCCTTCGGAACTTCTTGGTGTTAGGACAAAGTTTTCTAGTCCAATTCCTCCGTTTGCTTCAAGACTCATGTTTAAATCATCAACAGCAACCCAATTTGTAATATTTGGGTACATATCTAAGTATCTTTTAATCTCAACAATTCTTTTACGTTCTAACCATTTTTTCCACATAAATAGGTCATTCGACTCTGGATCGAATTCATGAAGATTTGGAGTTATTGCAATTGGACGTTTAATAATTCCTTGTGCTTCATAATAATCTCCAAGCTCTTCTAGATTTGCATGTAATTTCCAATCTGAACTTACAACAATTTCAGCGCCAGTTTCCTTGATGATTGTATTAAGTATCTTAATGGCTTTTTTGTCAAAATCATCGAAGCGTATTTCTACAGGGGCATCCTTTAAGTTTGAACTGCTTTCTGGATTTTCAGAACGGTATTTCGACCATTTCTTAGCCCTGCCTCCCCAATTATTATAGAGACAAATTACACCGTCATTATCTAGAAATATTACTTTCATTATGCAATTTTAATTATATTTGATTTAATCTTTTTATACTTTAGGATTAGTTTACTTTTGATGTGATTTTTAACATCACCTGAAAGGCTTCCTTCAGCATCTATTTTTCTTCCATAAAAATCAATTAAGCGTCTGGCTCTAACTATTTGACTTAAACTGGTACATGATTCTAGGACTTTAACAATCCAAATTTCAATATCATTCGGTGTATTACTTTCTGCCGCCATTTTTATATTTTTGTTAAGGGTACCCATACCCCCTCTTTGTATTTGTGGGGAATTCCATTAATTGTTCTAAATTGAGAATAGGGATCTATGTTAATGTCCTCTTTCTTTAGTTTCCCAAGTACGTTTTCAAAGTCATCTTGTGTTGTTCGACGACGAACAATACTTGGGTCAACTTTCTTTTTTCTACGAGGTCCGTTATAGTATGCCATATTTATACAGTATGATCGATTCGTACTCTTACACAATTTTGTGGCAATCTATGAATATGTCGGTAATTATTAATGTAACCCATCATATTTGCACTACCGATAGCATTCGCAGAATGAATAACTACATCTACGACCGGTCTACCGTCTAACCATTCATTTACTAACCATTTAGTGCAATCCATTCCGGTCTTTTCATGAATATTATCATAATTTAATTCATAGTTACAGTAAACGTTTCGATGCCATTCCTGCATTGCAGTATCGCCTAAGTCATGGTCTAATGAAATTAACTCAATATTCTCAAGTCCAATTTCTAAGATTTTCTCAACGAACTCTTCGTAGTTTCGAACAACAACCCAACTAGGGTCTTTTGGTGTTCTTACATCGTCTAAATATATCTTGTGCATCATAATATAGATTATATCGTTAATTTTAGTTTTGTTTATAAACCTTTTCCCAGGCTCCATATATCCATCCATTAATTATCATGATGAGACAAAAAGAATCAAAGACTCCTACCGTCCATCTTAACCATGTTGGGCTTGGTGCGAAAAACACAAGTAGTCCAAAAAAACTAAGAACCCATCCGAACATTAACATTCCAAAAAAGAACATAAAGACATTAGATAGTAATGGTCCGAATAAAACACTAATAAATTCTAAAAACTTTTTCATAATTATATTTTTTCAAAGGTTGGTTTTAACAATCGTATCCAAAAGAGAAAACAACCGCTTTAGTGTTCTCTAATTTTTTAGGATTTAATTGCGTATTTTCTCTAACACTTAAAGTGTATTCATCTACTTCATTATAAGTAGTTCCCCAATATTCTACGCTACCAGCAACACGAACTTCAATGTTTCCGTGTTCATTTTTATATTCTTTAAGTTTATTTATTACTTCATCTATTTTCATAATCTTATTTTTTAAAGGTTGGCATTAACCACATTCCGTCTTTGAAGATCAATTCTAAAAATCCTGGAATGATAGAATCTACATCCATTAAGAGTCTAAAACTTCTGATAGTATTAAATCTCATCATTTTGTCGATTTCTTCTCTGATTCTTTGTCCACTTACCGTCAATTCTAATTTCTTTAAGATTCCTGGCTGTTTCATTGCTTCCCAAATATCATCGCTCATTACAAAATCTTTTGTGATTGTAAATCTTAGGGCTCTTAAGATTCTTAATGGGTCATCCATCATTGTAATTCTAGCGTCCAGCGGGGTTCTTAGAACACCAACCTTTAAATCTTCTATACCTCCAAATAAATCAATAATGTTTCCATCAACATCTTCGGCAAGTGCATTTAAGGTGAAATCTCGACGTAACAAATCATCTTCAAGAGTTCCAAGTTCTAAGATCGGTCTACGGGTACCTTCAACATATCCAACTTCCTTTCTTGCCATTACAAAATCAGCAACCAATCCAGCGAACTGATGGTCCTTTGGAAATTTAGCGCGAATTGTAAAACAATCTGGAGTACTTAAGAATATTTCAAATCCATTTACAATCATCCATTCTGTCATGATTTCAAATCCACTCTCTACAGTCCAATCTAAGTTGTCCAATACAAATGTAAAATCTATGTCTTTTGAGTCGATACCGAGAAACTTATCTCTGATACAACCTCCGACTTTAAATATTTTTGGCATAATATTTTTTTAAAATGTTTTTAATAATTTCAAATTTTCGTCCATCTAGATGATTTGTTGCATAATAATATGCATCATCATAATTTTCAAAACTTATAACGTCATTTTGAAAGATTTCGATTCCATCGAAATAAAATGGGATTACTGTATAAATTTCCATAATTATATTTGTTTTAATTTGATATGTAAATATAAACAAAAAACTCCAGACTAAAAAATCTGGAGTGTTAAATTTATGTTAAAGTTATTAACAATTTAGTTTACATTCTTAAGTTCTGTTCTTAATCTTCCGATTGCAGCTTCTAATGTATTATAAACTGGAATGTTATGACGACTACAGACGATATCTACGTTTCCTTTGCGCCAAAAACTATCTGGACAACATACAATCATTTTTTCAGCATCTGCATATAATCCAAGTTCTAATAGACTAATTGGACTCTTGGTTTCTGGTGAAAAGTACATGAAAATAATATCGCACTCTTCTAATTTGTCCATTTCCCAATTTACTTGTTCACTGAACTGTTGATTAGATTCTTTTTGTTCCCATGAACTATCCCAATCATCTCGACGAGGATTAAAAAACGTTAAATCATTACGATCTTTAAATAGTTCAGGAATTACTGCTTGCCAATCTTCAGCCTTACCCATTTCAATAGAACCTGCTAAAAATACTTTAACACTTTTATTGGAATATACTCGGTTTTTTGGTTCTGGTTTAATTACTTCCATTTTCTCTTTTATTATGATTATTGATTTCTTTTATTAAATCATCAAATGTTTTTTTTATTTCTGGATCTGTTTGTGCGGCATATCTAAATTTAGCATCTTGGAAATTCTCAATCGGCGTAGTTGGATATTTCCAACACCAACAAAAAAAGGCACCAGTTGCATCAAAAAATGCTTTAACTTTATTCATTATTAGATTCTTTTTTATGTATTGGATTTTTACAATTTCCTTTATGGGATCCCCATTTACTACTTCCACTATTAATTACAATATATTCACAACCTTCAAAAGTATAAACTTTATAATGTTGGTCGTAATATTCCGAAGTATTATCAAGTTCCGTTCGATTTGAATCTGGTTTAGTTGAAACTTGTATATTACCTTCACAACTTGTAACCAAAAAGGTTACAAGCGCTGCGAAGATTAATATTAATAATGTTATATTCTTTCTATTCATTTTTCTAATTTTTTTGAGATAAACATAAGACCATTCCAAACCAGTTTTAAAATCATCATAAACCAAAATAAAGGCCATATAAAACTTATAGTAACATAAGCGGATGTATTTGAATCATAGTCATCGTACCAATCATAATGCGGTGGGTCATAAGAATTAATGTCTAATTCATTCTTAAAAGTATGCATCGCCCAAAGAGATACAAAATACCCTATAATATAAATTGCTAAAAATACCATTATGCCAATTTTAAACGTTCACGAATTTCAGTAAGAGTAGTTTGATTTTCAAATTGACCATTCAAATAAATAGTTTTTAACATTCCTTTACTCTCATCATACCAATTAACTTGGTCAAATAATGTAATCTCTCCATCTTCATTTTTTGCAACTCTTAATAAACCCTTTGCAGATTTTTTAATACCATCATCAGTGATTGGATCTTTAAAGATTTCGCGACCTTCACCATTAACTTCAACATAAGTTGCTTTCATTGCGAAACCGAAAGTATCTCTAGTGTTGAATTGGTATGTGAATGAACCTACACCTAAAACAATGTTTGTACTTGCAAATCCTTTTGCTTCTAATCTACTACAAATTTCATTTGCTCTTTCGATTGTAATTGAATCTCCATAGATTGCTCCAATGTGAGAATCTAAAACTTTGTAACCTTGTTCGTTGATAGTTCCACCAAATACGTCCCAAAGTAATTCAATAACACCTTTATATGAAGGATGTTCTTTTTCTTCATCAGAAACTTTACGAATTGACGTATTCATTCCACAAATAATATCGGAAGGGTCTCCTGAGTCAGGACGAATAACTACTTTACCATCTCTTGCTAAAATCTCTTCTTTAAGAGTAACAATATGTTCAGTACAAACTTTCCATAAATCCCAAGTATCTGATACGATTGAAAGAATTCCTGTTGGATATGTTTCCATCAAGTTTCGGAATGTTCCAACCTCATCTTCTTTAGATCCAGCACACATAACTGAATGTTCAGTTGCATTCACAGAACCTGCTACAAATCCTTCTTCATTGTAGAATTTACGGGCTCCAAAAATTGCTGGTAAACTGTCAGAACCAGAGAAACTTGTTAAATGACCAAGACCTGAACTAATAGTTGCATCAATAGAATCTAGACCTCTCATTGAGAAATCATGTCCTTGCCAATCGATAAACCAAGCTCTTTCAGCATCAGTTTTTTCTTGCCATTCTGTTAACACTTTACGATATGTATGCGCAATAGTTGCAGAAGTCATTGGTTTCCATAACAAGTTAGAAATAATTGTTTCTAAGTAGTTTGTAATCCAATAGAAATCTGGATGTGTATTGTAAATAGTTAATACTGGAACTCTCATTGGTACTAAACTACCCTCTTCGATTGATTTAACTGCAATTGGCAAATAACCTAAATCATGCAATGCTTCAAAGTGACTAACAGCATAGTCAGTATTTAAGTACAATGATAATTCGCGTTTCATTTCTCCACAAACTTCATCTTTAGGTTTGCTAAAGAAATCTTTGTCAAATGCTTCATGAATTTGTTTGATTACCATTTGTTGTCCAAATGATACTAATTGGTCGCAACCTTTTGGTGCGTACTTGTTACTTCTGGGTGTGAAGTTCGAATAAACCAACGTAGTTCCCTTTGGATATTGTTGGTGATGTCCTGTTTTGTACCCGTCTGTTAAAAATAATGGATTCATATATTACTTATTAAAATGTTTTAAATAAATTGCTTGCTGTCTAATACCGAATTCTCTTGTGAGAACGTTCGATGGCATTTCGTCTGTCATGAAATAACTTAAACCAATAATCATCTTACTAGCTTCGAATTTTCTTTCGCGACCTTGGATCATTCCTTCTGAGTCTGTAAACTTTGTTATTAAGTCGGCTAATTGAGCTTGAGTTTCACATTGATTAACAGCTTGCCATTTTTCTAATTCTGTCATAATAATTATCTTAATTTTATTGAATATACATCTCTAGTCAAATTTTTCAAACTGTTGTTTTGCACAGCTAAGTTTGCAATAAATCTTGCAAATTTATTAGAGGTTACTAAAATTCCTGAGTCTGAAACTATAAAGCCTAATTTTCTAAATACTAATTCAATTATCATAATACGTTTGTTTTAATTTGATATGTAAATATAACTATAATATTTTGAAACCGAAACAATTTTATGTTAAATTTATGTTAAAGTTCTACAAGTTGGTTAACAATACCCTTTACAGTTCCAATATCTGCGCGTCCTTGGTATTGTTTATTGAATTCACCAATAGATTTACCAACAAGAGCTTGAGGATTTTTAATAGTAACTGATAGGTCTTGTAGGATTTCCTTTAAAGCCAATGTGATTTCATCAGATGTCATTTGAGCTGGCATGTATTTTTTCAATACTTCCATTTCATCCCTTTCCTTGTCAACAAGTTCTTGTCTACCTGCAGTTTCATACATTTTAATAGATTCCTCACGTTGTTTGATTCCTTTATTAATGATTTTAATAATCTCATCATTAGTAGCAACCCAAGTTCCATTGTTTTTTTCAGCAACTGTGATTGCTGCTTTAATACTACTTAATGCTGCTTTAGCTGTAGTATCTTTTGATTTGTATGCAGTAATATAATCTGCATCTATTTGTTCTTTAATTATCATCTTTTAATTTTTTCTAATTCCTGTTACCATGATGTATTTAAACTCTCCGTTCTTTTTAAATGTGTGTTGAACAAATGTTACTTCGTACGTTTTAAATTCATTGTCAAATTCCATTGTTATGGATTCATCGATTAATGGTTTTTCAACATCACAAATAAAATCACTTTCACAAACACCTTTGTTCATTAAGATAAATCTACACTTTGCCATATTCTTTATTTTATTTGTTTTAATAATCGCTTGAAGAACTTGAATCGTATGAGCTTCCTGAGTCATAAGAAGATCCTGAATCATAAGAACTACTAGAGTCGTATGAATCTGAACTACTAGATGAACTATCATTCCAGCTTCCACCAGACCCTCCGCCAGAGAAATCTCCACCTCCAAAACCTCCATCAAAACCAGGATCTTTTGAATTGGGATCGCTGTCATTTAATGCATCTCCAACAACGGCACCAAAGATATTTCCTCCAACTGCAGCACCAATTAAGGTTGAATCAGTTACGGCAGCAACTGCCATTGAAGTTAAGAAACTTGATTCGTCTTCTTGAACTTTTCTTCTGCGAATACTTTCATTGATTTCATCGCGTCGAATGCGTTCTGCTTCTACGATTTCTCTCATACGTTTTTCTTTATCAATAGGAGTAGTCTTAGAAGTTCCTCTAAGAGTGTAATACGATTCTTTTATTTGTACACCTTGAGGTTCTACTTCTTTAATTCCAAATAATCTTTTAATCCAGCTCATTCCATCTTTTTTTATTAATTACTTTACCTTGTTTATCGTAATATGTTACTTTACTTTCATCGTAAGGTTCAATTTCTGCAAGTTTTACCCAACCAGCACCTATAGCATTATTTGTTCCACCGCTCCAATCTCCGTAAATTTCAACTTCATCTTTTCTAATACCATTTACTATGAATGGTGCTGCGTCTACAGGATAATACACTAGATCTCCTACTTTAGGACTATATGGAACTTTAGTATATTCAACATCTGCATTTCCTTTATGATTACTTAGTAATCCAGCTAAAAAGAATGGATCTTGTGTAAAAATTGGAGTATCAATAACTTGCCATTTATTTCTAGTAAAAACACCATTTTCATTAGTAAATCTAGTTTCTACTTTGCCGATCACAGCACCTCGTTTCATACGGAAATCATAATCATTCCAATTGATTCCTTTTTGGAAAATCAATTCTTGCATTTGATCAGTCTTAACACCATGAAGTTCTTTAGTACTATAAAGACTTTGAGCAACTGAAGAGATACTGTTTCTTACAGCGTCTTGTTGTCTCCAAATAAAATAGTTTTTAACCTCATCAATAAATGGAATTTGAAAAGCTCTGGCGTCGAATTCTGCCATTTTGAATTTTCCAATATCTTCAGGCTCTAAAAAGATCATGCTATCTTCCATGTATCTTACTAACCTAAGTTTATTGAATTCCGCGGTTGCCATCGAAGCGGCAACACTTACCATTTTTTGTAGGTTATTGTCAAACCAGGCATGAGTTCCTAAGTCATCAAAGTCTGTTAGGACTAAACTAATCTCGTCTGATTGTACGTAACCAAATTTAACGCCTTGGATATTTTTACATAGATATGCAGTAGTTGCATTCATGTCTTCAATAAGTCCTTGGTCAAATGGTCTCTCTAAGCCTTTCGTATAGGTGTGAAATGCTTTTCCGTCGATACGGATAATTGTGTAGGTTCTCCTTGGGAGTTTGATTCGGGTTCTATCCTCGTAGAACTCTTTCATTCTGTCGCCTAGTGCGTC